ACCGGGGGGTAGCCGGGACACACAGTACCGGTAGTCCCTGGTGTGTGGTGCCGTGTGTGGGCTGCGGGACACCCGGGGGGTGCAGGTTGTAGGAACACACACACAGATTCCGACCTTTAGGTTGGTTGCTCACCAAGTCACCCCCAGACCCACCTCAACAGAACTGCGTTGACTCACTTGATCATCACTCCTTGAAGAAAGACTGCTAATATGGATACCCCAACGCCTTTGCGCTCGACCGATTCGCGACTACCTAGATTGCCACTGGCTGTGTGGAGGGCGTGGGCACTGGCCATGCCGAGCCTCTTGTGGCGAGCACAGTAGAGGTGGCGCCCCAAACGCCCCGGCGTCAGCAGGAGCACTCACATCCTCGTCCCCGTTGCTGTCCCCATCATAGACATAGTAAACGTCGACGTTGTTGTCGTCGTCTCCGCCGTCGAGCGGCTGCCACGCCGCCTCGCCGATCCCCTTGCGCCCCTCGTAATACGCGCTGCCATCGAGAGCGCTGCCCCGTTCCGTTAAAGTGCCGCATGCAACTGGATGCGAGAAGGCGTAGTATCAGGCTCCTTGATCGCCCCGGCAGGGTATGCTTCCATCGCTCAAGGTGGTGGTGGAGCACGCGGAGCGAGTCGCGATCGAGGCCTGTAAGCCCAGACAGTCTCTTCAAAGCGCTGTGGCGAACGGCTTCGGTTCATGCTCGTCTCCTCAAGCATGCTCCCGCCGTCGCGGCGACGTCCGCCGCCGCCGCCGCCAGCGCCCTTCCATGCGAGCCATACCCGCGCAAATCGACGTCGGGCCTCGTTTCGAGAGCACTCATCTCACGGCCTGACGAAGCGCTCACGACGGCGTCCATCGCGGCGCTCATGCCTGTAGATCGAGCCAGGTCCCCACATGCGCAAGGGCCGAAAGGGTTACCTGCTTCTCGGCGGAGATGAACACGTCGTGACGCGCGTATGTGAGCGACACGAGAGTGCGACTCGGTCCGATGGCATGCGCACCTGATGAAGGGAGTACTCGGCGGCAATCAATTGCAATCGATGGCAATCCAGGGTGTGGGGGAAGGACCCATTGGCATGCGCACACGCCATCGTCTGGTCGCCGTTCAGTACGTCGTCGCCTTTGCTCGTGAGCACAAGGAAGGGCTTCTTGGTGATCGCAATGCCCTCGCGGTTCAGTCGGCGCAGCTTCGAGTGCACCCTGTTGATGCCGATGCAGTAGCCGACGGTGACGGGCAAATTGTACAGCGGCCGGCAGCGCGGGTCGAAAGCGTACTGCGAGTGGAGCTGTATCGCCCATGCGTTGTTGCCGCCGCCGCCGAGGATCTCGGAGGCAGCCTCCCAGACACGAAGCCGTACGAGCAGCTGGGGCAGGTACCTGGCGAGGGATGTTTGCACGGCGGCACACGGCGGTGCTCTGGGTATACTCAGGGGGCTGATGGGGCTTTACGAGAGCACGCGTACATGAGGCCGAGCTTATTGATGACGCCGCCCACCCAGCCCCAGTCTAAAAAGGGCGAGTTGAAGATGAAACCGCTGAAGTCGGCGTCGCCGTGCACCATCAGGTAGTCGAGGAGAACCTGCCCGCACACAGCGACACCCAATTGAAATCAGTGGCCGTCAGCTCCCATCAGCGGCGATCAGTCTCAATCAACGACAATCAGCGGCGATGAACGGCAATCACTTCATTCATGACACTCACCGTCGCTCCTGTCGAGTGGCCGTAGCCGAGAATCTCCGTCACGCCGTGATTCCGTAGCAGTAGGATCGCCTGCCGGATGTCCTCGTGGTACTCTCCAAAGTCCCCATCCGAGTGCGAGTTGTGCATGGGGTTGCCGAAGAGGTGCAGCCGCCGGCAGACGCCCATACGGCGGTAGCTCAGCACGTACACAGTCCAGCCGTGTGCATCGAACATGTCGGACACATGCGGATGATAGAAGGCTTCGTTGCGTCCTGGGAGCCAAAGCACTGCACGTCGGATGGGATAGCCAGGTGGCAGCGGTGCTGCTGGCGGCGACCCTAGCGACGGCGCTGCTGGTGGCGACCCTGGCGGCGCTGAGACACGCGCGGCGGTCGTGGCCGGTGGGGCAGCGTTTTCTCGGATCACGTCGAAGGACACATCCTTTCTCTCCTCATCATTTGCAGCGGCGGCGGTGGTATCAGGCGCTGCGGCCTCGTCGCCATCGGTGTCGTCAAGGTTGACGAACGCATCCACATCACCTTCGGTGACGGTGACTTTGGAGTGGCCGTCGTGGCGGTGCTGCGCTAGCCGCATCTGGCCTTTTCGTGCCGATTCGTTGGCGTGATCAACCACGGCGTCATGCACACCGTCGATGCTGGAGATGATCATGTTCATCGCGTCCATTGGCGCACCGCTGTCGTTGCCGGCGAGCCACAGGATTTTCATCAGTACCGTCGCAGCGTGTAGGTGATGTGGGCTGTGCGAACTGAACTGCTGTAGATGGTGGCGTCACCGTGGATGGAGAATCGTTTTCCGCGCCACTCCACCTGGGCTTGGGCGCCGATGTGGCATTGGTAGCGGTTGGGGAGCCGCATTGAATACCACTTCTCCGTTTCAAACCCTTCGTTGTCCTGTTCGGAACGTCGGGCTGACGTGCCGGATGCGCCGATGGGTTGGATGCGTGCCACCGCGGGCACACCCACCTTTGATGGCCGGGTCTGAAGGTTGCCGTCGATGTCGGTGACAACTTCTTCGGGGAAGATGGTCACCGCCTCGTTGCCGCCATCCAGCAAGCTCATATGCGGTGCCGAACCCAGTCGAGGACCCGGTAGTAGTTGCGGATGTCCTCGCCGTCGCGGCGCCGCTTCCACTTTTGTGGGCCGGCCGACTCAGGGGTTTCAGACTCCCAATCGACCGGGTATTCCCCACCGCCCAGGACAGCCCGCGGGGTGAGGAAGAACATTCCCCGGCCGGCGCCGGGTGGGCGCACACCGAGTAGCCACCATTCGCCTTCGGTGATCACCCCGCCGCCGACACCGGCAGCGTTAGCGGCAGCCGCGTCGGAAAGCTTGTAGGTGTAGTCGCCGTCCGTCTCCGAGATGTAACCCTCGGGGTTGCGGGCCATGCGGAGAACAGAGTCAGATTCGACCTGAACCACGTCTTCGACGTTGATGGTGCCGGCATCGACTTGGGTATCCAGGTCGGGGATGGTTCTGCGGATCAGCCGCTCAACATCCTCTAAGCGAACCGCGACTGACGCTGTTTCCTCTGGCGTCAGTTCGCGGCCCCACCGGACAGCGACATCGGCTGGTGTTGCGTATGCCATGTTTCCCTTTCCGGTGGAAGGCGGGGAGCGTCACTGTGGGCGCTCCCCGCCTTCACTGGGTGTTACTTAGCGACCGGGGCGGCCGTCTTCGGAGGAGTGGTCGGCGCCTTCGGGCCGGGTGAGCCGGTCAGCTTGACGAACGCCTCGGGATCGTTGACGAGGACACCGAACTCGGCCTCGACCCTGATCGCCAACATGTTCTGCTGCCAGAGACTCACAATTCCGGTGCCGTCTCCGTTGACGCTCATGTCCAGGGTGGCCTGGTCGCTCACGTCGTAGGAGATGCCGCCGATTTGGCCCCAGATCACCTGGCTCCAGTCGCCTTGGAAGCCCAGGACGTTGCCGTCCGCGACGTGATCGGAGATGAACGTCGGGCGGCCCATGACGCGACCGGAGCGCATCGCTGCACTGGTCTGGTCGTAGGTCGCCTCAATGAACAGCGGACGCCCAGCGTTGTCCACCGAACCGTTCAGGATGGGCTCGGCGCGGTTGTCCAGCAGGGTGCCGGTCCACTTCTTGCCGTCCGCGAGGAGCAGACCCAGACCCTCGTTGAGCGCCAGGTAGGCGTTCGGGGCCAGTTCCACCTCTTTGGTGGTGTCGGCGATGTCCGCACCGAACGGGCTGTTGATGCCGTGCAGCACAGCAGCATCGAAGGCCAGCGCGATTGCCTCGCCGATCTTGGCGCGCATCGTGTTGAGGTAGTTGGCGGGGTTGGCCCGCACGACCTCAGCGGAAGCGGCGAAGATGCTGGCGATCTTGAACGGCACAACATCCTGCTTGCTCATGCCGCCCTTGGTGACCGGCTTCTGCTCCGTCTCACCGACCCACCGGGCGGTGACATCGCCATCCCAGTGCGGGATGCGAACGCCGGAAGGACCCAGCGGGATCTTCCGGGCAATGGACTGCACGATGGAGGTCTTCTCCACCTCAGCGAAGTAGTCCTGCGACAGCACCGGGTCGAGGAACCCGGAGAACATCGAATCCGTCAGCTTAGCAACGGTATCCGGGGCCGGGGTCTTGAAAATATCTGCCATGAACTTAGTTCCTAACTTTGTTTTTGGTTGATGAACTCAGGCACCGACCATCCGCTTAACTTTTTCCAGAATCGGATCGCCGTTAAGCGGAACGTGGTTGCCTGAACCTTGTGATGGATCAATCGGTCGGGCCTTTTCAGGGGCTTTACCGATCAGCGACTTCACCCTTTTCACGGAGTCGGAGATGGACGTTTCGTCGGTTCCTTGAACCAGTGACGCCACATCCAGTGCATCCTCCGATGCGATTCCCTCGGCCAGCACAGCCCGGAGTTTCTGTAACTCCAAGTTCGTGTTGTCGAGTTCCTCGCGAAGACCGCTGAAGGACTGTTCCTTCTCGGTTAGCCGGCCTTCGTATTCCTTGATGACTTCAGCCTTCGCGCGTTCGGCCGCATCCTTTTTCTCGGTGCGATACTTCGCGGCCTGGTTGCGAAGCTCTTGGACGTACTCCAAGGAGAACGTCTCCGGGGTCTTCGGC